GAGAATGAAGCGTATGACTATGCGCGCGGCCAGGTTGGCAGTGGCGCATACGTTCCAAAGGAGAACATTAGAGAATCATTAGATGAACTACTTGGTACGTTTACACCGGAGGAGGTGAGCGCGCCCATAGTGCAGCGTCTACAACGATATGTTGATGAAGAGGATGTGTTCACTGTTGATATTGCTGAGCGCGAGATACAACGACTCAACAAGCTTATTAAGAGCACGAACGACCCGCAGCGTAGAGCTAATGCGCAAGAATTACGACACGCAATCCTGCGTGACCTTGATGAAGTTGGTGCCGAAGGTGCAGACGCTGCAAAATCATGGAAGGCGGCACGGAAAACTGCAAGTGGAAGGCGTGGCCTTAGAGGTCCTAAAGCGACTGCTAAGAAGCCAGAGATAATTGCAAAGATATTGGATAGAGCAATTGCGACCGAAGATATTCCGCAAGCTGTGCGCCGGGGGAAGATTGAAGAGCTGAAGGCGTTGATGGAATACCTTGGTACTGCATCGTCACCAGTTGCACGCGCAGAGGGTCACCAGGCTCTGGGTAAAATCAGACGCGCCCTGGTTGATGATATCCGACAGAAGATTACGACTGCGGGCGGCACCGGTATGAGCGCAAGCGCATTCCAGAATCAACTACGAGAGATAACACCAGAGAAGTTGCGCATACTCTTCCCGGCTCAAGCTGATAAATTAATCAAGCTTGCTACCGCCGCAGAGATTGAGCTCACCGGACCAGCATTGTCTTTTCCGAACTACTCAAACAGCGGTATCTTCCTTGGCGAAATAGCTGGTAGATTTATTGACAGGATGGCGAACAAAATACCTCTTGTTGGTCCTGGAATAGTCGCTGCTCGCGGCGCCGGCAAGAAGCAGGCTGAGCGTAGTGCTAATGAGGCATTTGCTGATAGGGCAGTCAAAAACACTCTGAGCACGCGGACAAAGACACTAACACAAGAGGACTTAGCAAGAGAACGTCGTAACGCGCTCATTGGCAGTGGCACAGCTGTGCCGTTTGGCCTGGGTGTCACAGAGGGTATGCGACAACAGAAACGCAAGAAGGCTAGGACCGGGAGATAACAATGTTAAATTTTATGTCACCAAATTATGGTAGCGGTAACGTCATGGGTAGCTTTGCTACGAATCCGGTCGACTACTATGGTGAGCGCGGCATCGTCGGCCAAATACCAGGCGACTACACAGCGCACGGTGCTGGGTTTGCTGCACTATCGCCGGAGGCACAGACGACTCAGGGTCTGCTCGACTATTACACTCGAACACAAGAAAGGGCTGGCGCGCAGCCTGGAACGATAGGCTATAATGCGGGCAATCGGGGCGGTATTGATGCGCCAGGATTTAGTACGCTTAGTAACTACCTGCATGGTACTTTCTTTAAGCAGGGTAAGCCTATACCCGGTACAAATATTTATAACGATGGGCAGCTATGGCGCGAGATATTCGGGTCCTCTAATGAGGGCGATGACGTCTATTCGAAGCTAACACCGGAGGCCTTAACGCGAGCGCTTGGCCCACAGGCTGAGCAGATGATGCGCCAGGCTCGCGACTGGGAAGTCCGCGAAATCTCCCGAAGCAATCAAACGGGCGCAATGAGCGGCACATTCGGCAAATTAGCCAAACTGGGTATGGGTGCTGCTCTCGGGTTCGTGGGGGCTCCAGCTTGGGCCAGTGGCGCTATCATGGGCGGCATGGATGGCAACCCACTGGGCGTGCTCACGGGCGCTGCTGGTGGGTTCCTGGGCGGCCAGGTGGCCTCATCCGGGATACTCGATAAGGTAAAGAACACGCTCGGGTTGAGCGCACCAACTGGTGGCACAGCATGGGGCGGCCTTGCAAAGCAGGGATTCCCTGGTGGCGCCGGTTCAGTGTGGAGCCCTGGTGGCGGCGGATGGGGGCCAGTGGGCACGAACCTGGCCGCGCAGTTCGGCGGGAACTTCCTATCTCGTGGCAATCAAGTACCAGGTGTGTCCACAGGTGTCACCACGCCCACAGGCGGCGGCCTGGTGGGGTCTGGACAGCTCAACCCTAATAATGTGCAGATTATGGGCGGCGCGGCGCTAGGCGCCTCTCCGTTGGCCGCAGCAGGTACTGCTGGCGTTAACCTGCTACCCGGTGTCGATGACCTACGTCAATACTTCAACCAGCAGATACCCGGCACGAACCAGCAGTTGGGTGGCCCGGATACCGGCACACTGGATGAGGAGGATTGGCTCAGTAAGCTGGGCGATACGTTCGGCGCTGATGACCTGCTCGGCATGTTTGGTGGACAACAGGAGGGCCCGCAAGGACCTGAAACCGGGTTCGGTATGGGAGGCGTGGGCGCTGGTTCGATGCCCTTGTCTCTGCTGCCACAGCCTGAAGCGCAGCGTTCTCAGCAGTTAGATCCAGTGATTGACGCCATTATGAACTCAAGCGCCGAGGAAGGCATGACAGGCCAAATGCCTCAATACTCGTCACAGAAGCTCCCGGAGGAGCCGGATGTAAGATTACCCGGTTATCAGACACAACCATTTGCCTCAGCTGTTGAGCGCAAACGAAACACACTAGCACTGTAGGGAAAAAAATATGGCTACATATTATCGAATGTTCGACATAGGTCGGCAATTTTTTGACGCGAACGGGGACCCGGCTAACGGACAGCAATTGTTTGTGTACGCCGCCGGGACGACAACCAAGGCCACCGTCTATAAGGACAACGCTGGCGCGGCATCTCATACGAACCCCATTGTCCTGGAGAGTGACGGCACGATACCAGACGAGGAGGTGTGGGCGCCCACTGGGACGTACAAATTCGTGCTGGCGCCATCTGATGACACCGACCCACCAGCAAGTGGTTTAACGCTCCACGACAACGTCAAGCCAATTAATGACACCGGCGCGGATTCAGTTAGCGAGTGGGTAGCTTCCGGGCTAACACCTACGCGCGTCGATGGTACTAGCTTCACGGTGGTAGGTGACCAAACAAGTACGCTCCACGTGGGGCGCCGTTTACGTATCACGGACAGCGGCACTGTTTACGGCACGATTGTTGATTCTTCATTTAGTTCGCCAAACACCACGATTACAGTCGAGCTAGATAGCGGCACGATTGACAGTAGCTTGTCAGCATTTGATTATGGGATTGTTTCGTTCGTTAATCCTTCAGTAGAGTATCCGCCAGTTCAATTTACTGGCACTGCTTTATGCCCGCACCAGGAATTAATTATTCAACAGATATCAACGACTACAGTTGACGTTGATGCTGATAACTTAGTGCTCACGCACGAGACTACTGGCCAACAGCGAACATTCGCAAGCATAAATTTGACAGCAGATATAACAGCAAGCGGTGCGAACGGGCTAGATACCGGCAGTGAAGCAAACTCAACTTGGTATCACATTTGGGTAATTGCGCAGCCCGATGGTACTACTGCATCGTTGCTGTCAACGTCAGCAACGGCGCCAACAATGCCGAGCGGATATGTGTTTAAGGGCTACGTAGGTGCTATATTCAATCGGTCAACGGGCGACCTTTTAGATATGTACCAGACCGGCATTACTGTAGTTCAAGTTCCAGATGATGCGCTGCCGTACACCACTGTCGGCACATCGACAAGGACTGTGACACTAAGAATACCGACTACGGCAAGAGAAGCGCATGTTAATGTGCGTGCAGATAAAACATCTGGAAACACTGGGCAGGCTGTCGTGTACGTCTCGGCCTTCGATGAAGGCACATCAGGACGTGGAGTTCATATTTTTGCACGTAACTTAGGCGCTGAAGCTGGGGCGCTGGGGATATGGTCTAATTCGTGGGTTCCGATAGCAACCGCGCGAACTGTTTATGTGTGGGCGGCTAACGCAAATGATAATGGATCAGTGGGGTGTTACGGCTGGCGATATTAATAAAAAAAGGGCGCCGTAGCGCCCAAAGGTAAGAGGCATATGGCCGCTCTTAGGGGCGGCCTTCTTCTGTCAACTACTGGGGGCTACCAAGATACCCGGCGCCACGAGATGGCGCCTCCAATGGCTCACCGTCTCCGCCGAATATAACCGGCAGCAACATCAGCGGGCCAAACACGGCCATACCAAAAGCCGGGCCAACTGTAGTGGCAACCACCGCCGCGGCTACACCAGCCGCTGCTTCACTACCATTCGCTTCCCTTGCCTGTACGCTCGTGGAAAGTACCAGAGCCAATAAAACTGTTGCTGTAATTTTCTTCATTTCACTTCTCCAATGTTATGCAGAGTATATCTGGGTTTCAAATACTTCTTGCTCCATCTCCCCCACTTCATCAAGTGGGATTCCAACCCTTATGAGTAAACCAACTTGGTACGTCAGAGACAGCCAAATTAATATAGCCATTATCAACCGGGTCATCATCCTGTTTTCCACTAGTCATCTCCTCGATTAAAAAGTCTATGTACTGACTTGCCTTGCGCAGGTCCTCAACACCATTCTTGCGCTTGTAACGCATGACGTACTTAATGATGTTACCCTCACAAAATCCCAATTCGTTTGCAATGATAAAATCAATTGGCTGAATTGGAAAATCGTAGTGGTGCTGCGTTGGGCGGCTCATCTTCCCACCCCTAATAATAAACTACTGCTCATCTTTAATCTCCTTCAAAACTTTTGATACGCGAGCTAATTGGCAATTGCACAAAAATCCTAATCTGTAATTACATCGCACCTCGTGCTCCAGCCCTTTCACCAGCTGTATCAGTTTTTCAGTTCGCTCGCGCTCATTAGCAAGGGCCAGTTGTGAATCACCAAGCTTCTGTTGCAAAGACATCTTTGTGTCACGCATTATGATTATCATTGTAAAGGTCGTATGCCTTCATCAATGACTCCCGCAAGACCATAGACTGCGATAATGCGCGATTGATTTCGCTACACACTCGGTCTGTCATGTGCGACATTTCGAGCTTGTAGAACTTATCAATCATCTCGTGTGTCTTAACGCCAACATCAACCATGGCATCTAAACACTCCTTCACCTCCTGATGATTACCCTTCATCATGTTACCACCCCCCCTCGCTGTAGTTCGCTACGCATGACCTTTGAGTGTTTGCCCTCAGCGTTGGTAAAAACCAATTTTACAGAACCGTTGCGAATGTTCTCTACACGAATATGCAGTGAATCATCAACAATGACTGACTCCCCAGCATTACGATAAATGTACAGCACGCGCCCCCTCCTTTTGTTTTTCGCGCCAAGCTTTTCTCTCTGCGCATTGTAGCTTTAGTTTGTACGCCTGAACTTCAAAATAAAGTTGTTCGGGTGTATATAATTTGGACTCTGTAACTTTCATAGCCTTCTCCTAGAATGGAATCTCTTTGTCGCCTATCGACCAGTCAATATTCTTGACCTCCTCACTTGGTTCGAACTCCTTGAAGGGCCACGTATCTGGGTCCGGACTAGGAACAACACTAGCATCAAACTCATCACGCAACAGCTCAACGGTCGAATCACCAATAAGCGTCGGGTCGGTATTTACTAACTCATCTCCTGTATAGACAGCACCTCCTTTAGGACGTGTCCCTTGCTCAAATGATACACCGTTCGGCATGATGTATTTTGTTACGTTACGGTCGCTATCGTAAGATACCTTCCGCGCGAAGCTAACGAGCTCTGGCAGGATAACGTGGTCACCACATTTCTCCAAGTCAACGTCGCTCTTGCGGTGCCGAGTACATTCCCACTTAGCATCCTCGACCGGACGACTATGAATGCATGTTTTACAGGACGCTTCCGGTATCTTGTCACCGTGACAGATGTCAGAAAAGTCACACCATTTACATATGTAGTACGTCGGGTCATTCCTCACACGATCCGGCGGCTCAGTGGCCTCAATAATATATCTAGCTTTCTCCAGCAGGCCCTCTGCAGCATCCTTGTTGTACTTCGTCCATACACTAGTCCAATCACGCACACCGGGCGTAGCCACTACAGTGTAGTGCTGACGCAACCCGGTAAGATGCATATACACTTGCGCCTGTGCATAATAGACTTCATCCCATGACTTGAGCGCATTGTCCTCGTCGGCATCGCGTAATTTCAAAAGCTTTTTGAACTTCGTCTCATTACATACCTTCGCCTCGAATACGCTCCACTCCCCATCCACCTGCATCGCGCCGTCCATGTGGCCGCGGAAATGACCGTCCAGGTCAACAACGGCAAACTGATTACCCTTATCATCTGTCGGATGCAAAATGAGCCCCTCAACACGCTGCAAGCGCTCCACGATAGTCACCTCCCCATTATGACCATCGTAGATTGCTCCCAACCCCCTTGCTGAAATGGGCGCGCCTGTGGCCCCCCTAAACTTGTACCACAACTGGCGCGCACACTCTCCCCCTATCGCACTGGCCCCCAGATAGCGGCGTGGCTTATCTTTGGCAGCAGCCCATTCCTCGAAGGCCTTGTTAGCTGCTGTAAGTATTCTATCGTACTGTGCCACGTCGTATCTCCTTTAGCTAAGCTGACTTCATCCAGGGCGGTTGAGCTAGGGTAGAGTTCTCCGGCATCTTGACCGCCGATGCCGAGCTCCACTCATGCCAACCCTCTCGCGGATGACCGTTCACAAACATCCTGTAGTTAGTGTACTCACCATCTTCCTCAGCGACAATCCGGGTCGTGAACTTCATGCCCTCGAGTTGCTGCGGCGACGTCAACTGCTCAACATCATTCGCTGCGGCAATTGCGGCCAGGTCCTTAAGCGCGTACTCCTTCGCGTTCGGGTGATGAGTGTTGAACCGGTGAATGATGCTGCTACCCAAGCACGGAATATTCTTTTCCTGCTTTGCAGCCACCATACGGATACGACACTTTAAAAGCTTGTAACCGCTCTTGCTCTCGTCCTCCTCCACGCTGACAATCTGGGCAACATAATCACCAGACTCAACGTCAACATAATCCAGCTCCACTGACTCGTTATTTGCCTTAATCGGCTCATCGAAAAACGACATTTAAACTTCTCCTTTTATCTTATTAATAATTGCGCCCAAGTCCGCATCCTCAAATTCATCAAGCTTCCCAGAGCGGTCCTTTGCTTCATACTCCGAGTCGCCTGCTGTCTGTAGGACCCGACGTATGCCATCGTCGCTGCGGTTAACCCGGAGCGCGAATACTTCGTCAAATAAGTATGCTATCTGCTGCGACAGCTTCGCACCGGGCAGACTACAACTGTGGTACGTGGTCTCCCCCTCAATCTGTTGCTGCTGCTTACATGACATATAAACATGCAGCTGCGGCAGGTCCCGGAATGCGCGCAGTAAGGCAGTCATCTTCTCGATGAGTTCGCCGTACGCTTTGCGCGGGTCCTTTGTCATGCTCTTCTCGTTAGCTAGAACGACCTCGGCTATCTCCGACACTGAGTCAAGGGCGATAGACTGGTACGGAGAGTTACCCGCTTTCAGAGCTTCGTAGACTTCCGTGACGTCGTTCATCGTGTTAACGCTTACAAATGGTATATCGAACTCCGAAAGGCTTAGGAGCCCGGCCTCAGCACTGATGATGAGTGGGTCCGGTAGCGTGGCACATAGCCGGGTCTTACCGGCGCCTGCCGGACCGTGCACGAGCATCTTGATACCTTGCTCTGTTGATGCTTGAGATGTGCTACGTAATTTCATGATTCTGCCCCTACTGCTTGAGATATGCTACGTAATTTCATTCGTTTATCTCCTTTATTGATAGCGCTGGTTTAGCGTCGGTCGTGGTGATGCATTGGTTAAGCATGCCCGCGGCGTCACCAGATAACTCGCGGTACGCCGGTAGGCTCAGGTCGTACTTGATGACCACTGCCTCGCGCGCCTCTGGCGTGAGGTCCAGTTCGACCTCGTTGTACTTGTCATAGTCGACCTTACGATAGACCTTACTAGTGACCTTGAGTTCCACGTCATCAAACTCATAGCGGTCCACACCCTCTGGCTTGCGTTCTGGGAGCATTGCGATGATTCGCTCCTCCATGTATAGCCGGGCCTCCTTCGCGTCTTTCTCGGCCTTTTTGAGCTCCTTAAGGGCCTTGCACATTGTGTTTAATTCTTTAGCGTTATTCATTTTCGTTCTCCTCGATAGGGTTTTAGTTAGACCACTCAATCAGTGAATGGTTCGTAATCAAATTCGTACCAGGCATCTACGCTGCCAGCTGCTGTGGCCCACATAGTGAATGCGTCCTTCATGTGGTCTGGGTAGCCGCGGTCGCCATCCCAGAATCCTGTGCCGTGCCCCTGGCGCGTATACCAGAAGTCAGTCCCGGCGGCGCGCAATAGGTGGTCGCCGATATATGGGCGGATGCGGCTGAAGAATGCTAGGCAGTCGATAATGGACTCGCGGAGGAAGTCATCATCAAACTCCGTGCCCTTCGGGGGCTGGTCAATTTCTCCGGTCTCAGTAAAGTCAACTGCGTCGAGGTATGCTGAGACGAAAACAAACTCTTCCGTCGTCATTGTTAATTCTCGATTAATGGTTTTGGCAGCCATCTGTACTCTCCTTATCTAGTTCATCAAATTGTCTCTGAATTTCAGCGTCGGTCTCTGCCGGCCGTATAACTTCCACATTTTCCTATTTAGCCGTCCGAAAGCATGTCCAAGCGGACGAGGCGCCTGCCAAGAGAAGTAGGCCGCCGTAGAATACGCCTATAGTTAGCGCTAAAAAGTGTAATCCTTCCAGTATAGCCATGATGCTCTCCTCGGGAGGGGCTTACGCCACCTCCTTCTCAAATTGATAATCGAAAGCGTCATCAAAGCTATCAAAGGCCGGTGAATGCTCGAAACGTTGCATCTTGGGCGACTCGTAAAGCGTAAATAGCCTGCTAACATCTTCAATCGTCATATCTTCAAGCTTGTCCCGTTCGAGAATCAATCCCGCTGTGCTGCCGTGTTTGCTCGTAAATCGTACTTTTTTATATTGCGTCATTAGTAGATAGCTCCCAGAAGTCATTACTT